ATGTTTTGCGAAGAAAAAGTAGCTCAAATGGCTGCATACCTACTTCTTAAGAGAGGTGGGCGCATGGCATATCTGAAATTGATGAAGCTGCTCTATCTGTCTAACCGCCAGTCGATTTTGAAGCATGGCAGGATGATCGGCGAAGATAGCCTTTACTCTATGAAATTTGGACCAGTCATGTCGAATACGCTGAACTTGATTCGCGGTAAGGCTGAAGGCATTGGTGACTACTGGTACAACTTGATAGAGACGAACGGGCATAATGTATCGTTGCGTTCAGATCCGAGGGAAATGGATGCAGACGAGGTCTTTGATGAATTGAGTCGTGCAGATATCCGGATTTTAGATGAAATCTATTCTCGGTATGGGCATATGAACCGATTTGATCTCGCAAATATGACGCATTTAGAAAGCGTTTGTCCAGAGTGGCACGATCCTGGCAATTCTCGTAAGCCTATAGACCTGAAAGAAATGCTGATCAGTGAGGGTAAAAGCGAGGATGAGGCTAATCGCATAATTGGCAAAATGGAAGAATCTCAGAAACTTAAGGAATTTTCTTTGCAATTATCATGACGGATTATCAGCCATACAGGAAAGGAACTGTGCTTGCCCCAACTGGACCATGCAATCATCTTCATGTGATTTGTAATGATCCTGTTTATTACCCCGTTAACGATTGTTATTGTGTTTTAGTTGTTAATATTTCTAGTATCAAGGATGGTGTCCCCCACGATCCGTCTTGCGTCTTGAATTCTGGTGATCATCGCTTTATCAAGCATCCAAGTTATGTTGTTTACGCTGAAGCTATAATTTGGCGAGTGGATAACATGGTTAGAAAGCAGCGATCGGGTGAGATTTCTGTTCATGATGATATGCCAGAAGCTACATTCAATAGAATTCTGGACGGTTTTGATATCTCTGATGAAGTTACGCCAAAGAACCTTAAATTTAAAAATAAATATTGCGTATCATCTATTGATGATGAGTAAACAACAGGAATTGTTTCGGTATAACTTCTGGAGTTTTCTATGGAAGATCAAAAAGCAACCAAGCCACAGGTTAAGTTCGACACAATGAAAGCATTCGTAGGTATGGGTGCTGCTGTTGAAGTTCTGATGAAGGCTGCTCCTAATGCGTTCACTCACGCTACTGTCTCTGGTAAAGAGCAGCAGGGTAAGCTTCGTCGTCTCAAAGCAGCATGATCATAGCTGGTGCTTTTTGAAAACCCGCCTTCAGGCGGGTTTTTTCTTTAGTGATTTTCTTTGCCCTTCTGTTTGACTGTTCTGACCTGTTCCCACTCGATACGTCCTTCTTCTCGCCTTTTGTCTATGTATTCCGCAAGATCCTGAATATTGATGCAACGTTTTGCTTTTTGTGATGTGCCGATGCGATATGTTGGAACGGGCAACTTACAAGCGTTTGCTTTTGCTTCTGCTGTGGCTGGACTCATACCAAAGTACTTTTGGCTAACTGCTGAGAGTTCAATGTTTGGGGTATTGAATTCAGCCATCAGTAAAAACAAGGTGTTCATAATTTTCTCCATCAAAACCGGCTGCACCCGGGAAAATCATAATTCTGTGCTGGTGGCAGGAATTAATTTCTGCCAGATAGCGGAAACATATTTTGCCTGATGACGGGCATCAGCCAAGGCGTTGTGCCGTTCGCCATCGAAAGGCATGTCCATTTTTGGGTCGAATCCGATGGAACGCCCAAGCGTAACGATCGTGCGTACATCGTGGTCATTCCAGTACGCCCACGGGCAGATTTGTCCTGCTCGCTCATAAGCTCCACGTAAAATTACGTTGTCGAAGGTGGCCCCGTTACCCCAGACTTTTAAATATTTCGTATTGTCTGCGTGCCGGTTAATGAAATGATTTAGTTCTGAGAGAGCATCGCTGATCGACAAAGTATCATCAATACAGATTGCAGCTCGTGCTTCAGGGCTTTGTTTCAACCACCACAGGATGGTATCGCCGTCAGGTGTAGCTCCTTGCTTCATAGCACTGTCCAGGCTGACAACCACATAGAATTCTTGTCCGATGTCTCCGGTTTCTGGGGTGAAGAACACCGCGCCAATAGAAACGATCGGCGCATCCTTATTTTTCCCCATCGTCTCAAGGTCGATCATTAAGTTGTTCATCACTTCACCTCCAGCGGCGGTTCCGGTAGCGGCATCCAGTGAGTTGCTTGCTCAATACCATTACCCGGCTTAATCGTTGCATCTCCGCGCCGAAAGGTGCTTCCGGTATAGCGTGCGGAGCATATTAGCGGTTCAACCAGAGAGCTATCGAAATTCACCGAAATAAGCACGTTCTGGCCCTTTTCAGGCATTCGATCACTACAGCTTATCCAACTATCCGGAGTTCCCGGAGAGTTGCCATTTACATCGAAGTTTGGCTCTGCGTCCTGAACTAGGAGGATGTAACCATTTTTGGCTGTATCAAGTTCTAACGCCTCGGTGACGGTACCGAAATAGCGATTACCTAAATCAGCATCACAAGTGCTTACATCAATGGAAACTTCCATGCCTTCGATTAATTCTGGCAAGTTGTAAGTTTGGCTTACAGGCTCTGCTTCCAGCGATACCAGTGCAATTCGTGCCAGTTCTTCCGCTTCTTCTGCTGGCAGTACAACGTTGCTACCAGGTCCGTATGTTTCGCGCCACTGCTTGATTGTCAGCAGTCGCTCTTTGGTAATAGTGATCATGCCGCGTTTCCTTCTTTCTTATTAACAATTACACCGTCATATATTTCATTAAGGTGCCCTCTCAACTCCATGCGCCTTAATGCAGATAACATGTAATCGCATTCAACCTGCTTATTCCCAGTAAATGGCTTATCGTCAGGATTACCCCAACAGCAATTCCCCTTGGGCCACCCATGTACTTTCCGTACTCTTCCGTTAACAACGTGAAGTAATCCCCAGCCAGGTGGTAAATCCTCAACTGAAATAATTCCCGGCTCACTAATAAAGAATCGCCAGTCGCCCATTCCAAGAGACGGATTTTTACGAAAACGCTTGTTTCTATCTGCCAACAAGTCAGCACGAGAACATTTCGCCTCTATCAGGCATGATGCTGAATTTCTGAATCCCATAGCATCTGGCTGTTCTCCGGTACTGGTTACAGCTATAAAGCGGTCATGAAAACAAACCTTGAACCCGTTGCGCTTAAGGAACTTGTACGCAATCTGACAGAGTTCACGGTGTGTTAACGCCATATCACTCTCCTTTGATGCGAATGCCAGCGGCGCGCTCGGCTTCACTTTGTTCCCAAAACCACTTGTGAAGCTCCATAAGCTTTTCGTCAATCGGTGCATATTTGCGATTAAAGTAGGCCTGAGCATCTTGCTCAGATTCGTCCGGTAATTCGCCTGGGCCAAACAGTGTGTTATAAATCCATGCCAGTCCGCTTTTAGCGTCGCCAGTCGATTGCCATTCGATAATCGCAGCCTGCATGACCAGAATGTTTTTCCCGATTAATAGGTCCAGTTCTTTGTACCGGTTGCGGATGTATGCATTCTCGCTTTGTAATTTTGCGTTGCGCTTCTCTGCGGCTTCCAGCTCAACACGCAGTTTCCCTACCGTTAGCGCAATTTCCTCGTTCTCCTGGTCGCGGCGTTTTATGTATTGCTGGTTTCTTTCCCGTTCATCTAGCAGCGCCAGCACGGTAGCCGGATTAGCCTTGGCAACAAAATCCCGGACTGGCTTACAATCAATCTCCGCAATGGGTTGATACGATGTGTAGCCATGCTGTCTTGTATAACTACCGTGACGAATAACGAAAAAATCACCGTTTATTTTTTTAGCCTGCCACTTATCTTCACCGGCTTTCACTGCCGCCTCACGCAGTGCCTGATAGTCAATTTTGTTTGTCATGTAACTACCTCTTCGAATTTCAACTCCAGTTGATCACCCCAGATTTCACATGACTCTGAACACGAGCCGGTATCGAATCGCCCGGCCTGCACCATTGCCTGATACAAATTCCAGTAGTCGCTGTCGGCATACATTCTGGCAATCCCTTCAAGACTCAGATGACCACGGTACATAACGTCTTTACCTGTTCTGCGATGACCGTCCCTGACGTGTTGGCCTGTAACCAGTTCATTAAAAACCCGCATCAGGCCAGGTTCGTCCTTACATGCAAGCCCCAGCTTTTGCGTTGACTTTTTGATGCAGAAAACACAGTTCCCGAGGTGCTCAGGGATAAGTAAATCGAACGGCTGTTTACGCCACCACCGGTTGATATCCGACTTATCAAAATCTGACAGTTCGGCGAGATACCGGACGCCCGGTTTCGGTTTCAGCCTGCGGGGTTCGTCTGCACGAATACCCAGCCATGTGATGTAATTCCCTGCTCCGAAATGGTCGTTGCAGTATTTGGTGAAGGGGACCAGTTTTAATCTGTCAGTGCAGAATGCGCCGCCGATGTATGGCGTGCCGTACTTTTTAACCATGTCCATAAACGGTTTAAGCACCGGCATTCGCGTCTGAATATCCTTTGGTTCCCATTCCGTATAACCATTTGGCTGCCCAAGTTCTGGATTTATATCGACCTGCAACACCGTTAGCGGTACGTTCCAGAACTTCACAACCTCACGAATAAAGCGGTATGTCAGCGGATGTTCGCAACCGGTATCCATAAAGATGTAGCAGACGTTATTGCCAGCCTTTCTTTGTTCTTCCATCAGGTGAACAAGATATGCAGATGTTCTCCCGCCAGAAAAACTAACTACATGAGTTATGCACATTTGCGTAATTCCGATAACTCGTTGAAGCGTTCCATAAACATCCCGTAGGCATGGCCCGGTGCCAGTGGAATCACGTTGAACATCTCTGTTGCCGGGATGCCTTCCAGTACAGGCCAGAAAGAGCCATCATCAAGCCCGAGATCGCGGCGTTCGGTTGCCAGCATGATGAGATCGGCATATTTCACGGGCGTACTCATAACCGTGGGTAACCCGTATTTCTCACGGATTACGGCGTCTATTTTTTCTTCCATCTGTTTATAGTCAGGAAGAAGGCGTTTCAGTGGAGCGGGGATGTCCTGGCAATACGCTTCTGTTGCATCATGCATTAACGCTTCAAAAGCAAATTCCTGCGGTACCAGCTGGCTGCAAAGAACCGCATGTTGGGCGACGCTGTAGAAGTGCGAAAGATGACCGGCAAAGCGACAGATATTTGAAAGGGAAACCGCGATATCGTTAATATCGATGTCGTCTTTATTTATCCTGTCATAATAAAAATGCTTACCGGAAAAAGTTTTAATAAATGACAT